CTTTAAGTACTGGTCCAGCAACAACACCACCAGATGTTTTTCCTTGTACCATAATAGTTTGTCCTGCGCGGATAGCAGCAGATCCAGAAGCAGCGAATGCTGTTCCATCAGGGTTAGCAGGGTGTGTTACTGTAAATACGCCTGTTGAAGCAACTAGTGCTACAGAGTTGTATGCTACATGCAATCTTCCTTGCTCTACCCAACGAATTTCATCAGACGTAGAAGGCATCTCAGCTGAAACCATACGTAAGAAAGAAGAGATAGAACGATTTCCGTAGATCTCAGCTTCTTTTTCGTATACGTCAGGTAAGAATTGTTTTGTAAAGTTAAAGTCTGTAATGTAGTTGTTTTGGAATAAAGAACCTTTCGTTGGAGAAGGCACTAAATTGTTAATTCCACTTGTTAAAGCCATTTTTTAATTTTTTATTGTTTAAGTTTCATTCGTAATTTAGAACTAGAATCGCCTGATACAACTTTGAATTTTTGTCCACTAGCGGTTTTAACGACGCCTTCTTTTCTAGGATCCATTTTAATATTTTTAGCTTCCTTAGCGGAATTGCGTAGAGCATCGGCACGGCCTTGCTCATAAAAATGTTCAGCTAGTTTATCTGCGTTTCGCGCAGTAAACAGTGCTTTATGGTATCCCTTAGCGTCACTAATAGCCCCATCGTCTCCAAGAAACTTTGATACAAAATTATGAATGTCTGATTGCTGGTCTTTTGTGTCAGCTACGTTTGGAACCTTATATCGGTATTTATTGTCTCCAACTTGAAAATCAAAACCTTTAAAAGATTCACTAAAAACTTGATCAGTTTTTTGTAAAAAAGCTTGTGTTAATTGTGCACTTGATTCAGTGTTCTGTTTATATGTGTCATAATGCTGTAAAGCCTCTTGGTATTCTTTAGGAATATCATCTTGTTTTCTCAACTTGAGATCAGCATAATATTTCTCTTTATTGCCTTTGAGGTACTCTCTAGCATTGTATAACTCTTCTTTAAACGCTCTTTTCTTAGAACGTATTTCTCTTGGGTCGTCATCGTCATCATAAGTAAATTGATCTTCCATGTACTCTGTGATGTCCTGTGTGTCCCAAGGTTTTGCTTGTTTATAGTACTCTCTTAATACATCTCCGTCTTCATATGCAGAAATGTCTCTATTAAGGTTTACGTAGTCTTCTACTGTACCACCTGTTTCCTGCATAAACTTGACTAGCTTGTCTACGTTTTCAGGTAATTCGACTTGCGGCTGCGCATTTGCTTCGGCAACTCTCTGGTCTACTTTAGGGCTGCTATCTTGCAGTGGTGCTTCTTCTTCTTCGTCAGTTATTAGCTCTAACGGAGCATCCTCTACCTCTGTTTTTTGTTCAGAGGTAATTACCTCCTCTGTTTCAACAGTCTCTTTTGCTTCTGCTTCAACAGTTTCTTCTTTTTCCGCAGGCTCAGCTGCCTTGTTGACTTCGTCTAGGTTTATTACCGGGACTTCGTCTTCATTTTTTCCAGCGGACTCGGGGGCTATTTCACCTTTTTCAACAGCATTGTCTAATACTGCTTGCTCTTGTTCCTGAGCTGATTTGCTTTCTTCTGCATCAACAGCTCCTTTAATTTTCCATTCACTCATAATTTAATAATATATAATAGTTAGTATTTTTTTAACTTGGACTAAATCTGCTCATATCAATGCCTCCTAATACGTCGTTACCTTTAGATTCAAAAGATTTTTGCGGTTTAGGCGTTGAGGGAGGACCTATTATGTCAGACTCTGTTAACTTGCCAGAAGCTATTTCTTTTTTAGCTTCTAGCTCCATGCTTTTTAGCTTAACATTCAAGTCAAATTCAAACTGCATTAGTTCTCTTTTAGTTTGTGCTTCAACTTCAAGCATTTTAATATCATGCTGCACTTGAGCTTGAGATAACTTAATCTTAGACTCTGTTTTAATAGTTTCAGCTTGCGCCTTTGCCATCTCAGCCATTTGAGCAGCTTTACCATTAGCCTCAGATTGAGCAGCAATATTTCTTTCTGCTTTTTCTTGGTCAAATGCTAATTTTTTAGCTCTTCTGTATTTTAGTAATTGATTTGCTAGCTTTATATTTTTAACTTGCCTTACATCAATAACATCTTCTAATTGTATTTGATCTCTTGATAAAGCTAACTGTATGTTGTTTTCAACAAGTTGCTTTTCGTCTTCATCAGGATCTAGTTCTAAGAATATAGCGAAGTCATGCAAATGTAATCTGTCTAACTCCTTTAATGCACCTACACTAAATCTACCAATTCCACTTACCAAAGCATCTCTTTGTGGATGGAATTCCATTATATCTTTTAGTCTTACAGCAATCGCCTCGCCTAAAGTACTTGTGATATATAGAGAGCTATGTAATATATGCCTTGTAGCTGTATTTGAATTAGCGGCAGCTAGTTTTTGAACACCAACAAGTGCATACTGATCTGGGTCAGATCCGTCTCTAGCTTCGTTCAAACCAGTGACATCTCTAATCATATTCAAGTAGTAGTTGTATGCTTGTATAAGTAAAACTGATTGTTGCCCACCGCCACCTGGTAATTCCTGTATTGGTATTTTTCCTGCATTCATTTCACCATCCACTGTCATTGATCTACCAATAACAGAACCTGTTTGGAAATATAAATTAAGGGCTTCTTGTGGGTTATAGTTTGTTCCGTTACCTAAATCAATCTCAGCTAAACCGTCTGCATCAATATACACACCTGATGGTGTCATTCTTTGAAGCACTTGCTGCAGCTTTAAATGAGTTAATTGAATCAAATCAGCATATGTAACCATTCTGCTAACTAAACTTTCGATATTACCCTTGTACATTCTAGGAGCACTAGCAACATAGTTCATCATTACTAGATTCGTATTTGAATCAGGACGAACCATATTTGAAGCTTTCTCCCATTTTAGTATTTCATCAGAACCTAACACCTGTACCCCCTCGTATATAACCTCTCTAGCTTGCGAAACCTTTTCAAATCTATTTCTTTGATCCTTAGGAGGGTTGAAAGTATCATCTTTTTTAATAGCCTTACTAGCTCCAGTAGAAGTTTCTTTAATTTTGTGAACACTCTTTTCCCATGTCTTCCAATTAAAATACATGACCGATAGTGAATTCTTATCTGAAACTAAGCTGTCATCTAAACTACTACCATTAGATTTTTCAACAAGGTCCTTAAAGTCCTCGTCGGAAATGTCAGGAAATTGCTTCTTAAGCTCGTTCGAAGTAATTTCTTTTACTTCACCAAAATAATATACATCTTCAAAATTAGGATCTTCTGTATAAGAATATACTAAATTAGCAGGGTCTACGTATTCAAGGTTAACACCGTCTGTGTTATTAAAAGTATGTTTCGCACAGGAAATACCAATAACTGTTTGATCGTAATCTAAACGTTTTTTTAGCTCGTGGTATTTATTTCTTTTAAAAACATTGTCTATAGCCTGTTCTATAGCTATCTCAATGCTCTGCTTGTAACCCAGCTGCATATGCAACTCTAGTTCCTCAGCATTTGATGGTAAATCTTCTGATTTAACGTTCCTGGTATTGATACCTAATGTAGCCTCAATATCATTAATCATCTCTTGCGCATTCATATCTTCTAATATGAAATCTACAAAATCAGTTCTTTCTTTTACGGATGTTGGATCCTGAGCAAAAGCTTTTATAGTAAAAAGCCTATCTTGCATACCGTTCACCACTATATCTACAAATTTAGGGATAATAGGCACTGGAGTCCAGTCTAAATTTAGATACGATAAATCTCCGTTTACTGAAAATTCATCTTTATACTTAGAAACAGATTGTTCTCCTCTAGCATATAACCTTAACTTATGAAAGTTTCTTTTAGATTCCGCAAATCTACCACTACCCGAATGCTTTTTAAACCATTCGTTGTGAATACCTCTCGCCACTTCCAGTCCGTATTTTTTACTGCTCTTTTCAGAGTCTGTTACCGATTGGCTGGGGAATTGAGTAACTTGTCCTTTAGCTTCTGCCATTTCTATTTATTATTTTACTATTTTGTCCTGTGTTAGTATACTTAGAAAAACCAAAATCAATTTTTTTAACTTCTCTAGCTGTTTTTGACGCATACAAATGTCTTTGGCAAGCCATTATAGCTAAACCAGAACTTATAGATGCATCAAATTTTGTTCTATTATTAATATCAAATCCTGCCCAATCTTCAAGTGTTCTTTGGAAATACATTTTACCATAATCGCCAGATTCTTTTAAACCCACGTGATCTTCTATATAACTTTCTATTGCAGCGGCATGTGCCTGCTTAATATCTTCAGAAGAGTTTGGTATACCACCTAATTCTTTTTCAGTAACAGATAATTTGCTACGCACTTTGTCAGGACGGTTCATTGAGTAACCTCTGTAACCGCGTCTTTTAATATGATATAATAGTCTAGGCTTATTGTTTTCCGCTAGTATTGGCATGCCGTAAAATATCATTGCCATTAAAACATCTTCAAAAAATATTTCAGCTGTTTGTGGTCTAGCTATGTATTCTAAAAAGAATTGACTATTAGGGACCTCAGCTAGCATACTATAAGCAGTTAACCCGTGTAGTGCACCGTTTGATCCGCTGCCGTCTGTAGTTCCACTTATGTCGTAACTATCACAACCAAAGGCACCCATGTCTTTGTTACCAGGATACTTTATACCGTTCTTTACAATAATATTGTTTTGCATATTCACAGGGGGTATCCAAGATAACCTAAACCTGCCATTCTTATTCGGTGAAAATTGGACTTCAGAGTCTTTAACTCCATTTTTCCAATTAAACGATCCAGTGGTTACATAACCTTCTTTAGTTAAGTCTTCGTTAAAATCAGTTTGCTCGTATATCTTATTAAGATTAAATAAAGACTTTGCTATTTCGTCTCTGAAAGCGTGCTTTTCTGTTCTTGGAAACTGTCTATAATATTCGTTTAATCCATCGTTATTATCTCTAAGTCCATCTGCTTCATTCTCCCAATGCTCGATAACTCCAGAGTAGATAAGCTCTCCGTCAATTCCTTCGATTGGTTTTTCTGGACTATCGAAGACAGGAAATCCATATTTATCAATGAATCCTTCGTAATTCCATTCCATAGGTATGAACAAAGAATATAATCCACTAGCAGTCTGCCCATTGCGGTTTCGCTTGTTGACGTTTGAATCATAATATAATTTTTTAAAATTCCCACCTCCTTTTTTAAGTGCATTAGAGGTTGAGCCCATCATGCATTTTCCAACTATTTTTGCTCCGAGTCTAAGACACGTCTTCGTGACCCTCCAGTTGTTGAGGATGTTGTCCGGTCTCTCCCATTTACCCGATTCATCGTGGATGAGTAGTTTAAGTTTCTCTCCATCATAGGAGTTGTCCCCTGTGTTCTTCCAATCGATCGTGGTATCAAGCCCGAGCTGCTCCGTGTCATCCGTCGTTTCTTTAATAGAGTTACGAGTGAGTCTCTTAGACGGGACTTTGTAGGATAACTCCGTCTTTGGACGTTCCATTCCATCCTGGGTTGGTTTAAAAAAGAATGGGTAGTTTGTTGATATTGGTACAACTTTATCTGTAAACATCTTTTTAGCGTCTCCACCTGACTTCGATAGTATCCCGAATCTAGAGTCTCTAGATAACGTAGCCTGGTTAACAGTCTCTGAACTTGCCATGAAGCTAAAACCGGATCGTCTATTCTTAAGGTAGCACATTCCATAACTTCTTGTATCTGCACAGCATGCCTCCCAGAATAAGTATAATATCCTATTCGCTTGTCGAAAGTCGGGTAGCCCAACATCAATTTTGGTCCAATTGAGGTAGACATAATGCGAACCGGTAATGTATTGACTTTCACCGTTGCACATGAACCAGTGACCATCACTACGCTTATTATACTCGTTACTAATATAGTCGTAGTACTTTTCTTTAATATTTTCTGGATACTTTTTAAAATCATATAATGTTTTTATTTTCCCCAGTGTTTCAGGCTTCTTAGTCCGAGTAAAAACTTGCTCTTCTGGAACTTTGCTATTAGATTCAATTTCTTTTGGTTCTGGTGGTAGTGCTATTTTCAAACCTTGTATAACATATATTTCACCTATCTGCCCGTTCTTACTTATAACAACGCAATCTAAATCTTCATTAAATCCATATTTGAATGACTTGGATTTATTTAATTTTTTAACATACTTTTGTTGTAAGTGAGAAGTTTGTACTGAGTATAAGTCTTGTT